AGCATTCTTCTCCCTCCAATGTTGCTCCGTCATCGGTCATACGCTGGATGTAAGTGTCAAATAAATCGTAGTAGGTGTCCTCTCCCAAGTCCTGCAAAGCAGCAACCAAGCAATCGTAGCCCTCGAAGGTTCCGCCATCGGCAAGAACTCGCTCCTCGAAGTAAATAGCGATATCGTTAGCAGGAGCGAAGCAGGGGGGAGCCGATTCGTTTTGTATAGATAAAGTCGTTTCGTCTACCTGACCGAACCACGTAGAACAATAAACAACTCCCCATCCGATTAGGTTACTCACTTCTTTTTCGTTTTACTAAGAAACATCTTTAGCTTCTGGATATTCTCCCGCTTTACTCCGTACTTTATAGATACCATCCGTGAAATGATTGTCCGTCTGTTGGGTACATCTCGCCATTCTGATTAGCGTAGTACTCAGGGGTTAAACTTCCGTAAAAAGTAAGGTAATTAACTAAACGCCTTCCGTAGTGTTCTGCCGTATCTCGCTCCTTTTGGATGAGGTACTCTAGCTCACTCTTGTCAATACCTTCAGAGTTCTCGCTCTGCTTCTTAAATACACCACCGTTGCTCAACTTGTAAGCCAAGAAAGGCATCAGCTCTACCATCGTGTAGTGAACCAGCACGTCTTGAACGTACTCGGTCATCAAGGTGAGGTAGTTGCCCGTGAGGGTGTTTGCCAGCACATCGTTCTTCAGCTTGTCGTACAGGGCAGTACCCAGCAACGCTTGGATATGAATGTCCTGTGCGGTCTTAATAAACTGCACCATCTGGTCACGGTCTACGTTGCCCGAAATACCCGTGCGCTTTACGATGTCGTCTGGTGATACAAAAAGGGCGTATGCCATACTTAATAAACCTTAACTATCGGATGTTGCGAGATTTTGGTATGCCGTGCTCTTGAGCGTATTCGGCAGTATAGCCCCCGTAGTCCGAAGCGATAGGAGCAATAGCTACTTCTTTAGGGTTTTTAGGCAATTTAAACCCTTGACGTACCGCCTCGTTTACGTTAATTATATCCGTTCCGTTTAGCGTTCCGCCTCCCCAAACCTTACCGTCCTTCGTTAGCTTCTTGCGGTATACCCTACGCTCCCAGCGATGGTAGCAGTTTGCACCACCTTTGTATAGCCATACGCTATACGGCTGACCTTGCGCTTCTGCGCCTCCGTTAGAGCTTAACTGCTCGATGTCTTCCTTGCGGTACACACGGCCTGCTCCAATCAATGTACGGCAGAGCGTACGGCTTGAACCGTTGGGGCTTCTGCGGGTACCGATGGTATAGAAGTATCGCACCTTGTATCGCTCCGTATCCTGCTCGCTCTTGTCCTGTGCAGCAAGCTCAGTACGTGAGTTGAGGTACGCTTCAACATCGTACTCTGCCTCCTCATCATCAACCAGCTCCGCATCAACAAGCTCAAAGTCCTTGAGCAAGTCCTCCTCCGATTCTCCAATCTCTTGGAGCTTGGCTACGATTTCAGCAGCAAGCTCCTCCTTCAGAAAAGGGCGGCTATCCCCTCCTCCTTTCTGCGACTTCATCTGCGTAATTACAGATGATGAGTTACCAGCAAACAATGCTCGTGCAACCTGTGGGTCAAACTGCAGCATCTGCACAAGGAACGTGATGGCTTGGTCTTGCGACAACACACCCTCCGTTACGGCACGCATAATGTCCAGCGAGCTGGCAATCTGCGCACCATTGTACGAGGCCTCCTTCTGGATGAGTTCCTCCTGTGCCTGTGGCGTTACCGCTTCGGCTACGTCTACTCCCGTTTCCTCTTGGACTGTTGCTGCGTCAACCACATCAATATCCGTGAACTCAATTGGCGTAAGCGTTTCAAAGTACAGGTCAAGGTTCACCTTGTTGTAGGCAAGCATCTTGTCAACGCCCTTGAGGATTTCTTCCTGCTTGGGGCGCACCACTACGTTGTCCATCAACTGAAACGCATTCTTGATTTCTTCAGCATTATTGCCCAAGCCGGTGTTATCCTTGATGCCGAAAAGCATAGGCGAGGTAACACGATGCGCAACCATAATCTTCTGCGAAGACTCACGGCTAAGGAACTCGTACTGCAGGTGGGCTTCCGATAGCGTTACAGGCTCGATCGTAGCTGCCTTCTGCGAGTCATCGTTAAACGCAAGGATATACTTACCTGCGTTATTACTTCCGCTCCACTTCTGACGTATAGCGAAGTCGATATTGTCTTGCTCCTCCTGCGGAGGGATACCATTATTAAAGTTAATAATCATAGACGGGGCTAGCCCGTTTTTGATATTGTTAATATGGTAGTTGGCAATTTCCTCCTCCAGCTCCGCATAGGGAAGGCCGCCTTGATAGTCGACTGGTGAGTAGTAGTACGAGCCGCTTCGATAGGGACGTATGTAAAGTATTTCTATCTTTTCGCTTGCCGACCCGTAGCCGAAGGCTGGGATGCGCTCCGCTTGGCTTTTGTTACGTACTTTCGACCAGTCGTAGGCGTAGTAGTAGGCCTCGATCTCACCTTCTTCATTACATTTCTCAGCACGAAGCGTCTCCACTGGTAGGTGATATACCTCCGCAATCTTGCTCTTATCTGCCGTATAAATAACTTGAAGAGAAGCGTTGCCAAGCATATAAAAGTCATTGACAACTCGTTTTAATTGTTCAGGGGTAATAAGCCTCCGCAACTCCATATATCCCGATGGGTTGTCGGATGCGTTCGTTGCATTTATGCCCTTGCCGTAGATCATATCTACGATACCAGTAATTACTGCGTTATTCGTAGGGCTTCCGTTAAACCGATCAATTAAATAATCGAAGTACGTATTATCATCGCCATACTCTACCCAGCTTAAGCGAGGGCTTTCGCTGATCTTAGGGCTCGTATACGAGGCTAGATTGATTAGTTTAATGTTACTCGCCATATATAACAAAATCGTTATTCATTGTTTGTTCGGTTGTCGTCAGGACAGGCTGGTACGATGATAGGGTTTCGCCACTCGGCAGCATATAAATCTTATCTATCGCAAGTACTTTAGCATCATCAACACCTAGATCCTCTAGAGAATCCGTTACGCAAGTTAGTGATTCTATCGTTCCGTTGTCTACAATTACCCGATCCTCGTACTCGTTAGCGACTCCTGCGGCATAGCGCTGGTCTTCTATACGCATAACGTAGGGTACTTCGGCCTCTAGATTAGCGGAGTTATAGGTAAACGTAAGCTCCTTCGTATAGGGGTCAAACGTAGGCGAGACGAGCGTATAAGTAATAACTTCTCGGGTATCCTTATTGATAAACTTAGCTTGGATTCGCCAGTAGTCCCCGTAGTTCGTTAGGCTATCGTTGCCGTACTTCCAGTTACGGATAGGCAAAGTGATGCTCTGTTGGGAGTTATACGATAGGAAGATCATACATAAATAACCGCAACTCGGTATAAAGTGGGATATACCTAAAAAGAAAAGGGGGCTTTCGCCCCCTCGTCCATCCCCTTACTTTAGCCTTTCTTTCGAATTGCTAAGGCAAATATACAACTTACGAAACAATCGTAGGCTCAGTTCCAGCAAGGCCGCCAAACGGATCGTTAGGCAGCGCTCCCTTAAGGAAGTTAGCAGGAACACGCTCCTGAGCTACGAGGGTGATGTTGTAGCCCGTAAGGTCTCCGTAAGCGGAACCCGTTACGATAGATCCTCCCGTTACCTCTGCTCCGTGCTCGAGGCCCATCAGCCAAGCGTTGCCGTTATTGTCCTCTACGACAACTACGGGCTTAGACCAAGCTAAGAGCTTCACTTCCTTGTGCGTATCCGCATCCTGCTTCTTAAGAACCAAGTTTAGGGTTTGCTCGAAGAAAGTCGTACCATTCTCACGGCTAGAGTTGATAGCCTGCTCGAAGTTAGAAGTACCCTTAAGCTCGTACTTGTAGGCGCTAGTAGCGGCAGTAGCAAGCTGGGAGATTACATCCGTATCTGCAGTATCGTAGGCAACCGAAGCCAGATTGATAGAGTTGATAAAGTAAACAGCATTGAGGCCACCTACTTGATCTTTACAGGGCTCGATGCGACCGAGCGAAAGATTATTACAAGCCATTTTATTTTTAAAGATTAAAAAAGGGGGCGAGGGCAAAGCCCAGCCCCCCTCTTAGTTAGTCAATTAGCTTGATTAAGCGTAGTAAACAACGTCAGCACCGAAGCCTACCTGAACACCAGCAGAGAAGCGCATAATGAAACGCACATTCTTCGAGCCATCGAGGTCGGCCATATCCAACACCTTCACTTCGTTGTGATCCGAGAGGAGTCCAGTGCCAAAGTACAGGTTGCTCTTTTGAGCCAACACCATCTTGTTGCTGCCCAAACCAGTAGCGTGGAATACACGAACTCCGTCAAAGAACAGATCTTGTCCGTTAAACCACAAAGTACCACGATTGTCAACACCATTAGCACCTTGACCCGAAGCAGCGAAGCCACCAAGAGCACGTACGTAGGCCTTGTAAACGTTCGTAGGAACGTAGAGCATCAAGTCATCCTTGCCGTAAACAGCGTTAGGGGCTGCGTCAAGAACACGACCCATCTCGGTCAATACGTTGCTAGATGAGATACCAGCCGTAGCAGCGGTAACATCGATTACAGTCGTATCGGCAGCGAGCAGGGTTTGGAATCCGTTGAACTCACCAGCGTTAGCCGTAGCACCAGTCCAGAGCTTTTGCTCAACCCACTCAGCTACTTTAGCAGCGTTGTAGCCGATGAAGTAGTCAACGAAGGTAGAAGGCAGTTGGTCGAACGCAGAGTAGCCCATTTGGATAGCTTCCCAGTCGCTCTCGAAGTCGCTCTTGCAAAGCTCGAGGTTTACCTGCAGGAACTCAGGCTGAAGGATAGCTTCAGTAAGAGTCAAGGTAGAGGTATCGGTGAAGTCGCAAGTTTGGTCCTTAACGATTCCATCGAGGGCTACTTTCTTAAGTACCTCCTTAAATTTAACGTTAGGCTTAACGGTGATACCGCCCTTAGCGATGGTATCGCCCGAAAGCAAAGCAGCAGAAATGTACTGCCCTGCAAATTCACCAGCATAAGTGGTAGTGATTGAAGTGGTCGTTGCCATTTTAATCTAGGTTTATTTGAAAAGTTTAGAAAACACTCGGTCTTTAGTATTAGGGACACGATCTGCACCGATGTGAAACTTCAGTTCGTGCTTCTTTTCTACAGGAGCTGCAACCATCGGCTTTTGAGCCGCCATTGCTACCTCTGCTACTTCGTTAGATTCTTCGGACATTTCCTCTTTGTACTTGCCCATTTCCTCCTTCATCATTTCTACTTCCGAACGGAGGCTCTCGATCATACCGACCAAATCACCGATCGTCATTTCAGCGGCAGGAGCTTCCTCCTCTGCTGCTTCAATTTCAACCTCAACAGAGGGTTCTTCCTCCATTACGGCTTCTTTGATTTCCTTGATGATGCCTTCCTCCTCGACTACGAGAATTTTGCCATCTTCAAGTTTATGCTCGCCAACAGGTACAGCAACTCGGTTGCCTTCGCCATCAACGAGGAATGCGTTAGCGCCAGCCTCAAATACTTCGGCCTCGACCATCGTACCATCAGCTAACGTCATTGAGGCAAGCTCTACCTTTTCGGGAGTAAGAGCCAGCTCGATCTTCTTGAATACGTCTTGCAGATTCATAACTAAAAAATGTAAATAAATAAATTTGGGGATTTTACTATTGGCCCTTCCCCCCGATAAAGCCAATTCCTTGCGCCCACATATCGCCCTTATCGCAGCATTTGTTCGAGTATGTTACCTTGTCTTTGCAGAGGCATCCTCGCTTGCTGTTCTGCGGTACGGGCGGTTTTGGTCCTTGATTAAATCCTTTCATCGTGATTGCGTGCGTTGGATAAAGAAGATGATGTCCCATACGAGGATAGCCCCACCGACTGCCGTGAACTGCCAGTAGTTGCCATTGGTAACGAAGTCCTCATCCACGTAGTATTGGAACACTTGGTGTACTGGGTGTTCTACCCCGTTGCCCTTTGGGAATGTTACCAGCGAAGCCAAACGCTCGTATGGCGTTCCGTTGCCGCCTTCAAGGCGCAGTTCACCGTATGTGCTATTGGCGTTTGCTGCACTTGCTTTGAATACGATTGTTGCGATGTAGGTGTCGTTTTCTGCAATGCCATACACACGGCCTGTAGTGGGGTTGTACAGGTCGCTTGGGGTGTTGAGGTACGAGTTGATTGTTGCTCCGTTATTGGGCAGCAGAGCAGGCACTCCATCAGCGAAGGTCAGCTTGTTGCTGGAGGTGTATTGGTTGTCATTCCAACGTACCCAGCCAAGCTCCTGTGCATTGCTTATGTTGAGGTTCACCCACGCACCATTGCGCACAATCCAGTACCCCGTTTCGGTAGATACGATTGCGCCTTCTTCAATGGCGTAGGTCAGGCGTTCAGCATCCGTTACCTTGTCGGTCTGGACTTTGTAGCTTGTATTTATCGTAGTACTCATAATTGACCTAGCTCTTTTAGTTTAGATTCCGACCAGCGCTTTCCAGCAAGACCACCCCATAAGAGGTAGCTAATAGTACCGCAGGCTTGCGTATCTGACTCATCGTAGTACTCCTCCGCCCTAGAGAGGTACGAGTACATACGCTTAATCGTCTCTACAGATAGAGGCTTGCCGTCAGCTAGCTGCTGAGCTCGTACCTTACCTACCTGCGTAGCGCATTTGTTATTGTTCTTCTCGTTTATCTCTATACCTCTTTTAGCGTTATTAGAAACGCTATCGGGATAGTCCGCATAGGATTCCATAACTAGGCGCTTTCCGTCTCTCTTACGCCCATCTTTTACGATTAGGGCTCGGATAGATCCGAAGATATATTGCTCGACTAGGTGCTCGGCTTCCGCCATTTCGATAGCGGCTAGCTCCGTTTGGATGCTCTCTAGGTTTACCGACTCTCGCTGCGCAAACCAGCCCTCGATCGAGAAGCCCTTTACCTTACCCTCTTTTACGTACTCGTCCCAGATCGCCTTATTGTTAACCTTCATCATTACGACCCAAGTACCGATAGGGTACTCTAGCCCGTAGGCTCGGCTCTTGTCGTACTCCTTGTCTTCGACAATCCAACTCTCTACGATCGAGAGGCCATTAAGCTCCTCCGAATGCTCTAGGGTAGCGTTATTTTGGTTGCCCTTGATTAGAAACAGCTCGGCTGCCTTGCGGATAGTACCCTCGCTAAAGTATACGTAGTACTCCTCGCCCGTCTTATCGTCATAGCGGTAGATAGGCTTCTCGGGGATCAATGCCGCCCCGATAAGTATTTGCTTCTCCTCGCTCTGTACCTTAAACTGGATCTGCTGCTTCGATAGAGCAATAAACTGCTCCTCGATAGCTGGGCTCTCTACGATGCTAATAGCATCTACGCCCATTAGCTTGTCGTCTTCTAGGATTAGCTCGTATATTTTCATCCTCCGATTGTTGCGCTAGAGCGAATCTTGCGCTCGAGCTGGTTAGAATTATTTATGTCTTGGTTAACTACGTAGGCTCGCATCGGTCTTCCGATTATTCCTGCAAGTTGATTTTCCGTATTCCCGAACTGAATATTTGGAGTTAGGGGAGTAGCCGTAGGCGATGAGGTAGGTACACTAGGTCTTGATACGCTACCGCTAGAAGCACCGCCTTTTTGGAATTTAGTATTTGCAATCGTTGCTATCTGCGCTGCGCCAGTTACGGCAACGATACCAGCCTTTACAAAGTTTGCTCCCGTTAGAGCATCCTGCGGTACGGCAAGTTGCGTCATAATAGCGGCTGCAGTTCCTGCTACGGCTTCGGCTATACGTAGGGCTTTGGTAATTTTAAAGTTCTTCTCTGCGTTCTTTTCGTTTCCCTTACCTAAGGCCTCGACAAGACCTGCGATAGCGCCAAGCGATTGCGATACGAGCTCTACAGATTGAGCCGCTGCTGCGATCTCCCTAGCTCGCTCCTCGTCAGCGTACTTCTTCTTGATTTGTTTCTTCTTCTCCTCGTACTCGGCAGTTACGGCAGTAGTATCCTTGCCTGCCTTAATGGCGAGGGTAGTAAGCGATAGGTATTGCTGCTGGGCTGCGGCTAGCTCCTGCTGCTGCGCAGTCATATTCGAGGTACGTAGCTGGGCTAGACCTTCGTTAAAGGCGTTAACGGCCTGAGCTTGCTGTAGTTTTTTCTCGTCAGCTACCTTCTTTTGGATCTCAGCAACCTCACGTTCTACCTTTTTGCGTTCTTCTCCTGCTTCAATTTCTTTCTTGGTACGCTCCTCGATAGCCTTAGCTTCTTCGTCTGCTGCGGTCTTAGCCTCTGTGCGGAGGCCTTTAAGCTCAACCTCCAGCTTTTTGTTCCTGCGTAAGTTCTCGGTACGTAGATCGTTTACCTTAGCCTCTGCTTCAGCTAGGCTACGTAGATCCTCATCGGTAGATTCACCTAAAGCAATACGATCTTTTAGGTACTTAACGTAGGATTGAGCATTAGCTTGCTCGGCTTTTGCTACGTTATTCTCAAGAGTAAATGCCCTACGGACTGCCTTCTCACGCTCCTCTATAGACTTAGTTTGGTCGTCAGCGATTAGGCGAGCCTTAGCTATTTCTCGGTTGGCCTCTGCCCGTAGCTTAATTAGATCTCGCTCTCGGTCTTCTATATTATCTAGCTGCTCGGCAAGCCTAGCCCCTTCTTTCGTCTCTCTAGCGATCTCGTCTCCTAGCCCTTTAAATGCGTTTTTAACGCCATTTACTGCGCCCTTAAAGTCGCCACTTACGAACTTGACTAACGATTCACCTAGCCCTATGATTCGATCTAGGACTACCTTAACGGCAGCACCAAGTCCGCCCATAATCTTAGCGAACTGGTCTGCTCCTCTAGAGGTCTGGGTAAAATAGGTAAACAGAGAGCCGAGAGCTACTACTAGCGCTCCTAGACCTGTAGCGATTAACGCTCCCTTTAGGGTAGTAAGCGATCCTAAGAAAGTTTTAACGCCACCTACTACGGCCTTAAATCCTGAGGCGGCTCCGCCCGTAAACTTATCGATTGCCTCAGTAGCTGAGGACATCGTTTCGTTTAGGTTGTCGGTCTGCTTATTCGTATCGGAAAGGGCTTTGTTGACCTCCTCGATATTGAGTAAGGCCTCGCCATTCTCAACCTTTAGCTTAATTACTTTCTCGACAGCCATTGCCTTTTAATTTGCTCTTTTGCTTCACTCCAGCTCTCGATTACTTCCCACTTTCCCTTTGCGATTTCTATTTCATCGCAGATTCCGTAGTGGTCTTTCTTAAGCTCGCTAATTAAAAAACCTATATTCATAGCAGTTGTTGTCTTTCGGCCATTACGCTCCACGTGCTAGCGACAGGCGTACCGCCTACAAAGTTGAGCTGGATATACGAGGCGAAGGTATCGGGCTTCGCAATCTCTAGCTCGTAGCTCGTCTCTGCGGGAGTATTTACTAGGGTAATAGTATCTCCAGAAGTACTACGCTCGATCGTAAAATCGTTCTGAATAGAGTAGTCCTTACAGGTAGCCGTAATACGTACAATCTCCCTAGATCCTTCCTCTAGATTAAATAGAGCTGTCGAGTAGCTAAACTTAGGTACACAGGTAAAGGCAGAACCTTCCTCATTGGTCTCTACCTCGAACCAGTACTGCTGCTCCTGAGGTCTAGTCGTAAGGGCGTTTACGCTTACGGGTGCTGCTTTCTCTACACCTACTAGCCCTGCTGCGTTAGCCCTTACGTACTTGCTCGTACGCCAGTAGCAGGTTCCGTCAGTCCATCGGTATCCGTAGAACTCGCAGCAATCCTGCGTAGCCGTTCCGCTAAAGGTTACAGTTCCGTTATTATTAAGGGAGGTAATAGTATTAGCGCAAAGAGACGAGTTAACGAAGGAGGCCCTAAAGAGCTCTACGTTAGCGGTCATCTGCGAAGGGTCGTATCCCATAACCTTATTGATCCTCCAGTACTCCCCATCGTAGTAGATCTGATCGTTTAGATTAAGAGCAAAGAGCTCGGAGGGCTCTAGGACTACGCTTACCTCCATCATTACGGCATCGCTAGCGTACAGCTCTAGGAGGTAGGTAGCGTAGTAGTCGGTTAGCAGGTTGTTCTTAGGCGGTACCCATCCTTCTATTTGAGGGATACCGAACGTAGCGGTAAACGTACCATCGGAGACCGAGAATACAGGGAACTCGTCCTGCGTCTGAAACGTGCCGTCTGTAGCTCTAAAAATATAGTAGCGAGAGGTATCATTAAGGCCGTTAAAGTAGAGCAGTCGTGGGTTACTATCTACGGGCTTACCCTCTAGGTCGAACATCTGGATTACCTCGAAGGTAGTATTCGAGTTTACTCGGTTAGTAATAGTAGCCGTAAAGGGGGTCTCTATTACGATATCTCCCTCAGCAAACTCGTTGTTTGTGTCCTTTACCTCTACGCTTCCGTGAGGATATCCGTATGCTGATTCGTAGGCCGTATCGATGATCGACTGACCCTGCGCCATCTTAAGCGATATACTCCGACCTTGTAGCTCGGTAGTAGGCTTAATCTTTACGGGCTTGCTAATATCGACTACCTCGTTCCAATCCCTAACGGGTCCAAGACCGATCCACTCATCGTAGTTGTAGATCTCGATTTCGTTAGGTACCGACTTGCTAGGGACAAATACGAGGTTAAACATCTTCGCTAGGCCAGCAACAAATTCCTTCTGTTTCATCTTAGGAAGGAACATCGTAGGGTCAACGTTAAACCCAGCAGGGAAGTCAGGTACGCTAATAGTCGTAAACTCGCAGTTAGCCGCAAGCGTTCCCCCTGAGGCTACACCGCCTATACGGAAGGTTACTCGGTTAGAGGTGCTAATATTCCAAAACGTATGTACAAAGTCAACCGAGAAGTAGCTCCGAGTAATTATATCTTTAGTCTGTACTGCTACGTTTCCTAAGTACATCGTTATTTGGTAATGGTAATTACCCGTACCCGTACCGAAAGCTATGGCACCCTCTACGTTAAATTTGTACTCGCCAGTTATCGGGAGCTCGTAGGCATATACGCTATTATTAAAGTTGCCCCCGTTATCGTATACCTCTGTATTGAATTGAATCGTGCTAGGAGTCGTAGTAGTAAGGTCAGGTATAGATAGCGTACCGCTAGAGTATGCCTGCGCTAGGCGATTGTTAAATGTAGCCTCTAGGGGTACTAGGCTATCCTTGTTATAGCATAGCAGGTAGAGCTCGTTGAACTTATCATCGTCTAGGATGCCTACCCCGTCAACTGCCGTATAGCCTGCCTCCGCAAAGATCTGCTTAAAGAGTAGGCTTGCCTTAATCGTAGGGTAGAAGTCCGATTCGTACATCGGGGTTAGTAGCTGCTGCGGAGCAAAGAGCGTATCGGAAGCGAATACTCTAGTATCAACGGGAGCGTAAACGATATCGCCATTAAATAAGTCGTAATTCCAGCTATCTACGATATTCTCGTAGTTATAGATATGGTCGTAAGAGCTTAGGTCTAGATCCCGTAGCTCCTTCTCTCCTACGTTACGAGCAAAGCGAGCGTTCTCCCCAGCTACCAATATTTGGTACTGCGAGGGGGTACCCATCTCCATTACTACATCTAATAGCTGTAGGTACCCATCTATTATTACGATATCGTCCGAGTATAGCGTAACATCCTGCTTGGCGTAGGGGTTAAAGCCCCCTGCTATACTAACATCGTAGTAGTGCTTAAAAAAGTTATTATTCTCGTCTGTAGCTGGTACCGAGAAACTTTTAGAAATAGGGCTAAATACAGTTGCTGGATCTCGAAGGTCTGCTAGATTGTAGTCAACGCTTATTGCCTCGTCCTCGAATAGGTCTAGATAGCCAGTAGCGGTTTGAAGGGTTATAGCCATACTCGGTTCTTGATTTCTGCTGCGTAGTCAAAGGTAAACGTATACTGGATCAAGTTATCGTTTAGGCTCGTCTTATACTCGATCTGCGTATTGTTTAGGATTACGTATCGCTCCTGCTCTACGAGGTAGACGGCATTAGAGAGCATAAGCTCCTTTACCATTTGGTTGTAGCCATCGTTTAGGTAGCCCGTATTAAGTACGATGCTGTCCGTTCCGAAGTTATTGTAGGTCTTAGTCGGGGAGGCCGTAGCTGGGTCGTAGGTCCATTGCGTAGATCCGATAGTGCCTACGTTAGTAGCGTAGCGCTTCTTATCGGTACGGGTAGAGTTAGTCGACTTCTTAAAAGCAACGATATAATCCCAAGCCCCGTACTTGTTTTGGTAGGCGATAGTAATGGGATCGTATTTAAGCTCGCAGGTTAGCTCCAATCTAGTCGTGAAGGTAGGAAGCTCACCAAGAGCCTGTAAAGCGTTCTCGCAGCAAGCTAGAGCCTCTACGATACCTCCATCGGTTTCTACCCTACGGGCGTAGTTTACCGAAGTTAGATTTCCTAGAGAAACATCGTAGTAAAGTAGATCGGCTACATCTTCGGGCTTAGGATCGATTACCGATGCGTTAAGATTAGTAGGACCAAGAGGCAAGAAGTATAGCCAGTCCGTAGAGTCGGTAGAGTAGGTGGCTCCTAAGTCCGCTATGTCGATTGCTGCTGCCTGTCCGTCCGAGTACGCTACAAACATACCCGTTACGTGTATAGGTACTACCCCGATCGTCATTTCTTGGTCGGGCTGGATATACTGGATGCTGCTACCGCTAGTTAGGATCCCGTCCGTATTAGCGTAGTTTACTCCGTCTACGAACTCGGCATAGCCATCGTAGGCCTGAATCGTATTAGTCGTAGCGCTAACGGCCCCTACTCCCCCTGCGGTAGTATACTCTCGGAACTTAACTACTACGTTGCATACCGTCTCCTCGTTATCGGTAGCGGTTCCTGCTCCGTGATCGATATTCGTCTGCGATAGGAAGGCGCTTACTACGTTACTAATATCGAAATACCCGTAGAGGTTACTTACGGGCTCCTTAGGCTTAATAAGTCGGTAGCTGTAACTAACGGGTACGCTAGCGCTATTGCCGAACCATACGAATACATCAGCAACGTATTTAAATCCTGCGTTGCCAGAGTTGCTAGAGCTTACCGAGTAGACCATAGGGCTTCCTGCGAACACCCCCGATATAGGCTGCTGGTTAATAGTAATAGCCATTACTTGTATTTTTTATTCAATTCGTTTATAGTGAACTCTAGAAAGTCCTCGACATCGAGGCCGTATGCCTCCTGTAGTTCCGCAGGTAGTTTCTCAAATCCCAAGTTAAAAGGCCTAGAGTAAAAGTCGCTTGGCTTAATTCCCTTGTTCTTGATCTTAAACCATACGGCTCTTGCCGTTTCCTCGTAGCTCTTAAACTGCCCCTTGTTCTTTCCCTCTAGCTCTCGAAACTGAAACCTGCGAGCCTTTACCCAATCTAGGATATTATTAAACGGAGGGAACTTACCTGCCTTACGGCCTTTGTCTACCCACTCTCCGTACTCGTTCATTAGGAAGTCGAATCCGATAGAGCTAGGACCAGTAGTCAGCTTATAGCTTAGGGACTTGTACAGACTTCCCGATACGTTTTTCTTTTTACGGGTTAGGTTCTTACGGCTTTCGGCCACTAGGTATTTGCCGAACTTGTCTAGAGCAAGTCGGGTATTCTCCGCTTTCTTTAAGTTCGTAGTGGCCTTAGACATTAGCAGATAATGGTCGGGTTCGGGGTCTCTATTTCTAGGGTAGCCTTCCAGCCGCAGAGGGTATTCTCAAAGTCCTCGTCAAAGGGCTCGCAGATAGGATCGTTTACGAGGCGGAAGCCGTCCGTATATAGATCTCCCCTACGCATAGAGGCGATCATTTCTTGGAGGCTAAAGAGGCTTCGGTGGTAGATATCCTGTTTCTGAGCAACGCCCTCGTAGGAGTACGGGTCAACGTTCGGATCCTGCTTCGAGTAGTCGACTACATCCATTACGAGTACATCGATCGTATAGGTTACCGTGCGCTCCTGTATAGCTGCCGTACCAGTTAGGATATGGCATAGCGGAAAGAGCGTCATTTTACGCATATCTACATCGAAGATATTGCCCCACGTTACCGAGTTGATATACGAAGCATCGGTTGCTGCTGTCTGCAGCGCCTCGCAAAGTTGATAGTATCCGTACTTCATAATTAAAAAACCAACTAATGGCTCTTTTGTCGTGATACCATCTGCTCGAGCCTAGCTCTATCCGCCTCGTAGGTTATCCACGTTAGGCATTGATATAGGGGCAACTCCGTTACCGCTTCAATATTTTGTACAGATCCCGCAGATAGCTGATGGAGTACTGCATACCATCCCCATCGTTTAGCGAAGCTAGATCTTGCGTCAAGGATTTCTCTTGTTCCGCCTGTTGTTTCAAAGAGGTCAGAGAAGATATCTGCAGTCCGATCTCTAAACGATAAAAAAAAAGCAGCGCCCCCTGCACTATATCCATCGTAATATCCTCAAACGCAGAGCCATCGTGCTTATCGGGATTATAGGGCTCTATTTCGTGTCGGTTAAATCTCTCCTTCGTTACGGGGCGATACAAAATAGCAATCCATTTAGTAGCGTTTTTAATAGGGTCTTTCATATACGACTCTAGGTCTACGAACTCCCCAATACTAATATCCTCCAGCTTAGGGTGGAATCCGTACTTCGTTCCGTTAATGGTTACGAATCGCTGCAGATCTGGGTTTTGCATAAAGACCCCCGATAGGATTGTTTTAATATCCTCTACCTCGTTAACGGGGAACAGGCTCTGCTCGTCCTTATCTATTCCGCAGAAGATAGATAGGGCTAGATCGTCTGCTGTTTGGTCAGTAGGGTTGGCTCCCATAAAACGTTGGAAGTCCTTGAGCTTGATATCAGCCCATACGCTGGGTACGCTTATTGTGCGAAGCATTGTTGACGGGTATTATTTATATTCTCTATCGTAAAGAACTGCACATCCTTATGCAGCTGCTCTGCTAGGCTACGGCAGTGGTCGAAGTCTAGGTTCTGTAGCTTCTCCTTCCAGTCGGCAGGGCCATTGCATAGTATTGCGTTGCTCTCGTTTAGGAAGGGCGTATAGGGGTGCATATTCTGCGCTACGATACAAGTCTTCGTAAAGCCAGCCTCTAGAGCCTTTAGGTTACTCTTTAGCTTATTAAACTGCGAGGGGCGCAGGGGCGCAATCGATACGTTAATCTTTTTATAGAGCGTTCCGTATTCCTCGTAGCTCTTTAGCTCTAGTTCGTTTCTTGCTCCGATAGCCTGCTGGTAAAAGGGCGTAGAGTAGGAGTTAAGATGCGAGAGGTTGATCTCGTTGTAGCTTAGGTCTTCATCGTGGTAGAGAGCCCCTAAATATCCTACAGCATCCTCGTTCTCTTTCTCTATATTCACCCATTGACTTCTACGGGTATCGATAGCGTTAGGGAGGATCCAGATAGGTACGTAGGGGTTTTCCTTCTGTAGCCTATTTGCTAGCTGTGCGTGGGTCGTATGAATCTCGTCCGCTATCTTGATCGTCTGTATAATCGAGTTGACCTTAGACGTGCTCTTATTTGGGTGCGAATAGGGTAGAGCCCACCAATCGTCTATATCTACAATTAGCTTAATCCCGTAGGCGTTTAGCATCGCTCGGAAGGCTCGGTAATTCTTCGACTCTACGCCTCGATTGACTACGAGGTGCGTTATTACGCCTCTGTACTTCTCCAGCTCGCTTAGGTCTCCGAATTTAACTAGGAAGCCCCGCATTAGCATATCCTCGTAGGGTACTTGTAGGCGGTGGTAAAATACCCCACCTTTCTTGGCTGCAATAAAAATCATCGTATTGAGTATCTGCCGAAGTTCGGGTTTGATTTCTTGTTAAAGATAGCGTATCGGGCGGCATCGATTGCGTGGTTAAACGCATCAACGGGTTTGTTTAGCAGGTTCCCGTTTTTATCCTCGACCCATTTGTAGTTCTGTAGCTCCTTTATTAGGTTAGAGCTCTTAGGCGTAGCAAAGAGGCGGTAGCGTTTCATTATATCGATTCCTGCGTTTACGCTATCTGGACCCTTACTCGTAGGCTTAACGTTCCAGCCCATTCGGTATAGCTCCTCGATCGACTTAGGCTCTGCGCTATCTGCGTAGATCTCCGACCTCCTATCGAGCCCTAACGAGTTAAATAGGTTCGATATATCGGAGTTGGTCATACCCGTTCGGTATATCTTCTCCTCTAGGTATAGGCTCCCATCGTACTCGTATACCCCGACTAGGGAAGTAGGGTCGTTAGAGAAACCGAAGTCAAGGCCGTAGGCTAGGAGCGTAGCGTTATCGGGTCGGTCTAGCGTACCGAATTGGAAGATAGTGGCTCGGCTTTGTCCTCGCTCCCCTAGACCATAAATGCGCCAGTAGTCCTCATCGGTGTCTCTTAGGCGTTCGATTTCTCCTACGATAGCCGAATCAAGAAAGGGGTTGTCCTTGTAGGTGGTCTGGTAGAAGTCGCAATCCTCACGGGGGATCACCTTGTCGTAGATCCAGTGAAAGGTATCGGAGGGGTTGTAGTCGATGATGACCTTTCCATCGGTACGGAAGATCAGTTGCTGCCAATCCTCAAAGAACAGCTCGTTGGCTTCGTTAACGTATAAGAGGTTTCGCTTCCTACCCCGTATCTTCTGAGGCTGGTCTAGGCTGATAAACTCTACGAGGTTGCCGTTTAGCTTATACTCGTGCGAGGACTTGTTATGCAGCTCCTCGTAGTAGTGCCCGTAGTTGCGTAGGATTTCAAAGAAGTCTCGCATCACCGAAGCCCTAAGCGATGGGAAGGACTTACGGCAGATGGTTATGATCTTGCCCTTGTTCTTTACCGAGTAATGGAAGATCAGCCAAAGCAGAATGTTGTAGGTCTTTCCGCTTCGGGTACCACCCTGTTCGACAGTAATTCGCTTGTCGCTCCTTAGGAGGTGGCCGTATACCTTATTGGTTCGTATCCTCCCCAATGATTTCTACCTCGAATAGGTTATCGCCTAAGGTCTGTACCTCCTGCCGTTCTACGTAGCCACGCTTCTTGCCTTTGGTCTTTAGGTAGAAGATCGTTGCCGTAGAGTTGCCCTCCTTGATTTGCTTATGGAGCTGGCTCTCGGCAAAGTCAATAGCTACATCGGCTAGCTCATCTACGGCTTGCTTGTAGGCTGGGTCTTCCTTGTACCATTCGTAGTGCGTCTGTCGGGCTATGCCTACCTGCTTACAGGCAGAGGTTACTACGCCCAGCGATTTCTCTAGGGCATCGATCATAGCCTTTTTATGAATGTCAGTTTTAGTCATTGCTTTTTTAATTGCATTCCAAAGTTGTTTACCTTCTCAAGGGCGTTCCAATCTATATCCTCCCTGCGAATAAGCCCGTGTGTAAAGTGCTTAGTCCAGTTAACGAAGTGGTGGGGTCTATTGAATCGCATCTTGGTTTCTGCGTACTGAGGCCATACCACCTCCAAAGATCTTGCCTTGAGGACTTTCTTCTCGTAGGCGTTGCCTTTGTATAGTTCCGTTTGGTTGCCTCCACTCATCTTAGCGGTAGTGGAGGTCTTGTCAACCATTACTGCATTAAATAACAGGGTGCAGTATTTATCGTGAAGCACCTGCAGGCAAAGGTCTACGTCTTCGTTGTACTTCATCCTCCATCGGTAGGGCATATCGCACTTGATTAGCATTGCGCTGTATGCGTGTACGTTTATATAGAAGGGCTTTTTTGTTTCGTTGGTAACGAACATAGTGTAGTTAAAGGCGGATATCGCTACATTCGTATATCGGTCGGTGAACTCCTCTATCACCTCGATTGCCTTTAGTGCGTTTATAGGGATTCGCTTGCCCTTGTGTAGCCTTCTGAATAATCGGATGTTGTCGTCAAATACCCAGTGCCTTTCGTAGCCTAGCGACTTAGCGTGTTCCCAGCAATAGTTCCTAGCAGGGTAGCTCCCTAGTCCTAGATTTGAAAAGGGGAGCTTTAGTACGTTTTCTTCTCCGACTGCTGCGCAGTATAGCTCGTATTCCTGTGGCTCAACTGCTATTTTAAAGGGTACACCATCCGCTAAAAAGCACTTGGCCGTCAGGGGGTTTTCCCAACGGCCTTTGCTTACGATATAAACGGGGTACTTATTCATACTTAAATGACTTCAGATCATCCCTCCCTGTATAGGGCCATCGGGTAGACCAAGCTCTTGTTTCCTTTTTTAGGAACTCCATCTTGTTGATCTTGGCGTATTCCTCTCGGTCGGATTCCGTATCGAAATGTACGATGATCTTAAAGGAGGTGTCCTTAGCCTCGAAGTCGGGCATACCTACCCACTCGGAATTTTCATCGCCCCTGTTCACCGTATCTACATCTAGGGGATTCCATACATCAATACCCCACTCGGTTAGCTCAGCGGCTTCCCATTCGTTGGCTAGCAAGTCCCAATCCCATTCTCCGAAGGAGGCGTTGTCTTTGATTATGAATTCCGCCTTTTGCTCGCTTGTAAGCGATTCGGCTACCTTGATAGGTACTTCCTTTAGTCCAGCAGCAATACAGGCCTTTAGGCGCATATTTCCACCAAGCACTACCATATCCTCGTCAACTACGATAGGGCGTAGGTCTAGCATCTCGGGGAACTCCTGTATCGACTTTACTAGCTTCTGAAACTTCCCGTCTTTAATAATACGGGGGTTTGTAGGGTTAGGCTTAATCTTGCTTACGGCAACTTTCATAATTAAATAACCTTATTTGTTGATTCGAAGGTAGTGAATCTCTTTTAACATTTCCTTGTAGTGGGTCTTGTCTCCGTATTCTACGTGGCAGGATCTACAGAGAGCCATTAGGTTTTCTATTCTATCCGCCTCCTTACTCCCTCCCATACCTCGAGCTTCGATATGGTGTATATCTACCGCCTTAGCTCCGCAGACCTCGCAGGGGATAAAGTCAGTTATATCGTATCCTGCGGCCTGTAGGTAGATCTTAGTATGCTTACGCATAGTGCTCGCCCGTGTTCCCGTTCTGGCCTATGATATCCATACGCTTATTCATCTCCTCCTCTTGTAGCTCCCATTCGAGGTCTCGCTGGTGGTTAGCGCAGCTTCGTACTTCCTCCATTTGGTTTCGTTCCCATTCTCGCATAGCGTATCGTTCAAGATGCTCTGTCCACATCTTCACAGCAACAGCTCTGCGTTGGGGTTTAAATGGATAGGTGCTGCGTAGGCGAGCCATTGCTATCCTCATAAATTGCTCTCTCATAGGGTTAGGTTGTATGCGGTTAGTGTTTCTCTAATTAGCTCTCTGACCTTCTCGTAAGTCTTTATTTCTTCTTTACTTGTTGATTCGTGTGGATGCTTGATGTTAGACCGCATAGTATTATCAATCTCCCACATAGCGTAACGCCATTTGTGTGCGTTTACTGCTATTTCAAACTCCTCTTGCTCATCGGGTAGGTTGTATTCAAGTGTTGCTTTCATTCCTCGTTGGTTTCAGTTGTTAAGTATTCCTGAAATACTGACAAAGCGTGAGCGTATGCAAGCCGTACTTCAGTTGTCATAGCATCTTGTGCGTATTTGGTAATACGCTTTTCAACTCGTACATATTCTTCTTTTGTCATTTCTTGTTGGTTTTAAAGGTTTCGTTGTAGTATTGTGATGGATTGAACGAATCAAATTCTAAATGATAATGACCTTCATTGTAAGCCTTCATAATCTGCTCCTTCTCTTTCTCAATAAATAATTCAGTTAGTGCAATAGTTGTTTCT